GAAAACAATTAAAAATTAAAAACATGACAAAAGGTATCACAATCACAAAAGCATTAGCAGGTTACACAAGAGTTTCTTACAACGGTGAAGAAATTGCAAAGCATTACTTATCTGCAACCACACAAGGCACAAGAGAAGCCTTTGATATTCCAGAAGGACAAAGCGTTGATTCTTGGATTGAAGAAACTTATGCCGAAGAAATTAAAGCCATTGATGAAGCTCAAAACGAAGATTAAAACATAAATATGAAAAAGAAACCAATATCATGGCAACTTAGTGAGACTACGATTGCCAAAGTAAAGAAAGAAGCTACAAGAGATAAAGTAGCTATTCAAGTTAAAGCAGAACAATTATTAATTATTGCATTGGAGGGCAAACACAAATGATACAAGCATTATTTGAATTATTATTATTAATATTATTATGCTTACTTGGTGGATTAACTCTTGGCTGCATGGTTAACATGATAGTAAATAACAAACCTAAAAAACCTACATCTTATGAAAACTGGAAAAAGAGCAGAAGATAGTATCATGTGGCCATCTAATATGATCATTGAAATAACAGATGAGCAAATAGAAACATTAGTTAATTACCGGAATGAATTAGATAATCGCATGATTAACAATGTTGATAGAACTACTTTAAAATGGGCAATATTTCACGAATCACAAAAAATAACTAATTTTATTAATGAATACCGCAAACGTAACAACCGCAAAAGAGAAGTCTATTTATTTGATAAATAAGTTTAGATACATTCTCGAATGTGACAATAATGAGTATTTTAAGGAATGTATAATAATTTGCCTTGATGAAATACTTAAAGAATTAGAAGGAACAGATAGATATAAATATTGGAAAAAAGTTAAAGCAGATATAGTAAATTTTAAACAAAAATAATATGACACCAAAAGAACAAGCTATACATGGAAGAGATTTTTATGTTACTGAAATTTATAGATTAACAGGACGTGGCTATCAATATAAACAAGCAAAAGAAATAGCCATTGATAAAATCAATAAACAAATTGAATTGAACCAAAATGATAAATATTTAGTTAAAGTAAAACAAGAATTAGAAAAATTATGAATATAATAGGTAAAATAAAACACATCGGTGAAACTGTAGCAGTTTCCGATAAATTCAAGAAACGTGAAATAGTATTAACTATTGATGAGGAAACGAAATATCCTCAGTATGTAACATTCCAAGTTACTCAAGAGAAATGTGATAAGTTAAATGGCTTAAAAATAGGCTATGAGTTAAACGTATCATTTAATCTTAAAGGTAGGGAATGGAATGGTAAGTATTTTAATACTTTGGAAATGTGGTCCTGGGCAATTACAGATGCATCTGTTAATAATAATAGTGCAGATACTGATGCACAATTACCTCCAAAACCAAAAGCTAAAATAATAATAGATGAAATAAATGATTTGCCATTTTAAAAATAATTATTAATTTTGTAAATAATTCAACCGCCATGAATCAAACTAATTTAAAATCTTGCCCTTTATTCTCTGTGCTTTACTTGGCGGTTGGCACATTGGATAGAGGGCATCTTATTTTATAAAAAATGAAACAATTATTAGAGTTCCAAAGGAAAGTAAATGCAATTAAAAAGGATGGTAAAAATCCACATTTTAAAAGCACTTATGCAACATTAACACAAATCTTATCAGAAGTAAAACCAATACTTTCTGAGATTGGATTAGTATTATTACAACCGATTAAAGATGGTAAGGTAGGTTGTATCTTATTAGATGAATCAGGTAAGGAAATCGCATCAAGTTATATTGACTTACCTACCGGATTAAATCCTCAACAATTAGGTAGTGCAATAACTTATTTCAGGAGATATACATTGGCTTCTTTATTATCATTAGAGATTGAAGATGATGATGCAAATATGACTATTAAGCCATCAAAGCCTATATTAACTCCTGACTTATTTGAAGCAATGATTAAGGCAATTAATGAGGGTAAAAAAGCACAAGTAATAGCATCATTAGATAAATATACTATTGATGCAAAGTATAAACAATTAATCGATGTGGCAATTAAAAACAACTAAACATGACAACAACAAACAAAGACATCAAACAATTACTTGAAGAGATTGAATTAGCATGGTCAAAATTAGATTATAGTAATAATGCAGTAGCAATGTTACAAATGGCTAAAATGATTGGCAGAATGCAAGGGATGCTAAAAACAATAGAAATAGAACTTGAGGTCGAAGATTACTTAAATAATATTAAACAATGAAAAGAATACTAAAAGCAATAATATATTTTATTTTAGACATATTACATTATAAAACATTAACCAATAAAAACAAATAACATGAAAAAATCAATGTATCAAATCCAATCCGAGTATCAGCAAATCGCTGATGCTTTAACAACTGGAGAATTAACTCCTGAGTTAGAACAGGCTTTAACTATTGCCGAGCATGAATTAGAAGTTAAATCAGTTAATTACTCCTTTGTAATTAAAGATATTAACGATGAAATTTCTATTATCAATGCTGAGATAGATAGACTTAAAGACTTAAAGAAAGTTCGTGAGAATGCTTTAGAAAGACTTAAAAACAATATTAGTAATGCTATGCAACTATTCCAAGTTGATGAAATTAAAACTCCTTTAATTAAGATTAATTTTAGGAAATCAGAATCAGTTGAGGTTGATAATTTAGCCTTATTAGATGCTAAATTCCTAAATGAGAAAGTAACCATCACACCGGATAAAATGGCAATTAAAGAAGCCATCAAAAATGGTGAAGATGTTAATGGTGCAAGATTAGTTATTAATAATAATATTCAGATTAAATGACAGATTTAGAAAAATCAGAAAGAGCCTTATTAATTTTCTGTGCTCATGCTTTAACCATGTCGGATGAATACACTCGCTTCTTAGGGCAGTTTAAGTTCCAAGAGAAACAGAAATTTAACGCATTGAAATTTGCCTGTGAAGAGTTTGTTAAAACCATTTATAAGAATTTAGATGAATATAAGTTAAAACAAGTCAAGGACTTAAATGATATGATGTGTGACTTTTACTATTCATTAATTAATGGTGAGGAGATTGAAATAATAAGAAATAAAATAAATGAATAATAAATTAATTAATATTAAAATTAAACCATTATCAGTAAATGAAGCCTGGCAAGGTAAAAGGTTTAAATCAGCAAAATATAACTTATATGAAACTGAATTACTTTTGTTATTACCTAAATTAAAATTACCAAAAGAACCATATGAATTAAATATTGTTTTTGGATTAAGTTCTAAATTAGCTGATATTGATAATCCAGTAAAATGTCTTATTGATGTATTACAAAAAAAATATAATTTTAATGATAAATTAATTTTTAAATTATTAGTAGTCAAAGAGTTAACAAAAAAAGGTAATGAATTTATTAAATTTAACATATTAAATTATTCATTAAATAAATAAAATTATTAAATTTGAAGTTATTAATGGTATGCACGGACCAATTATTAAAAACTTATTTAATCCTACTGCCGGCGGAGCGTGCACTCCAAAGGCGTAGGATTTTTTATTTATGAAAAAATATAAAATTAAATCACCATCAAACAAAATTTTTGAAGTCTTAGCAGATTCAATATATCATGCAATTCAAATATGTGTATCTGCAGAAAATTATAAATATTCAAATATTAATTATATAAAACTATGAATATATTAGAAAAAGCAAATGAAATTGTAAATCTTCGTAAAGAGGAAAAAGAAAGACAATATGGTCCTTTTAGTGAATGTAATAATAGAGCAGCTAAAATTGCTTCAGTATTATGTAATAAAGAAATTACAATTGAAGATATTTATTATTTTCAAATTTCATTAAAATTAGCAAGAGAAAGTTGGTCACATAAAGAGGATAATTTATTGGATATTGTAGCATATATAGGTGGTTTAAATAATTATTTAGAAAATATAAATATTTGTGGAAATGATATAACTAAAAATAAAAAACATGAATAAATTAATTAATAAAACTATAAAGAAATTATTTTTAAAAGGTAAAGAATCTAATAATTTATATTGGCAATCAATTCAAATTGATGATAGAAATCCTATAATAGAAATTAAAAATATTAATTTGGAATTTAAAAATATTATTAATCCAATTGATGAATTTAATCCAAATTTACCTTGGGCAGAGGATCATTTTTTAGAACGAGTAAATGGAAAACCAATTAATCCTGGTGAACAATATAAAAACTGGCCATATTATAAAAATATTGATAATGATATTTTATTTAGATCTAAAGGTATTTTTTCACATAATTACATGGAAAGATATTGGTGTTCTGGTTATAAAG